GACTTGCTACACTTGGGGTAATTTCTACACCCCAATTAACATCTCTCATCTTTACAGATTTAAGTTTTTCTTCAATAATCTCACTGCTCATAAAACGGTAATCATTTTTAAAATCACCACTTGCATTACTGAATGCAATCCCTACAGGAACTTGTTCACCTCCTTTGTCCTGATATGATAATTCAATTTTCTCATCTTTTTCATATTCAGGGATTTTGAGAATAGTGTTTAGTTTATCTAAGTTCGGCATACCAAAAGTACCAATAAACTCTGCCACTGGAGTTTTTGTTGTTGCCTGCAAAATAACACTTCTGTCATCAGCAAGTCCTTCGAAAACTGTTTCTTTGTCAGAACCTACAACTTTCACCAAGGTAATAAAACCTAACTGATTTGTATGCTTGACAATATCTAATAGATAGTCCTTCATTCTAATTTTCCTTTATATTAGTTAATGTTGTAATTGTATAGTAATTGTGTAGAAAAGTCAACCAATTTGTTCATTTATGATTGGGTCGTTCAATGTATTTAGATCAACTTTAACAAGGCCACCGCCTTCTTTGATAGTAGTTAATTTACCTGGTTTTTGTACAACCATAAAACTGTGTGACCCTTGCCAATCCTGTTCATCTATAATGTCCATTCCAAAACTTTTAACTGCACTAGATATAAATTCTTTTGTACAATAGGTCCTGTAACCATTGGCACAGAAATCCAAACTGTTTGTGTGTTCACAGTTGTTATAGGTAAAAATAAATCTTCCACCTGGACGTAGTAAATTGTAAACCTTTTTGAAGTAATCTTTGATTGGATCTAAAGGCAAAAATTCAAACAAATGTATTGCTTGTATCACACCCATTTGTCCTTGTGGCAACTTATCTAAATCATCATATACTCTCAGTCTACGTTCTGCAAAAAAAGTATTGAATCTTTCTCTGGTTGATTTTGCAACATCTATATCAGTTATATACACATAAAATGGATCCATTGCTATCAGACCACGTAAGTATCTCCCATCACCAGGATTCAAATCTAAACCAGGAAATCTCCAGTCTACAAAATTTTGGATTTGTGTTTGAAAACTTTGTGTAAAAATAGGACTAACACTGTTGAATCTTTCAACAATAAGTTCGTAAGTTACTACTTCTTGTTCTTGTTTACTGTAATCACGTTGTAACCATTCGATTTCTTTTTTGCGAATTTGGTTATATAATTTATCTTTGAGATCTTTAAGTTGTTGGTCAAATACTATTTTCTGTTGATCAATGTTTTGTATTGTGTTGTACAAATTATTATATTCACTCTGGTCACTGAAATATTTTCTTTGATCCAAAAGTATTTTTTTACTGCTGACATTGGTACTGGTGTCAAGTTCTACTCGTTCTAATACTTTCAAAAAATCATTTAGCAGAATCATTGTGTCGAGTAATTTCATTGAACTTGTCCTTGTATAATATTTATCTTTGCATATTAATCACCAAAACTAAATAGGTCATCAAATGTATTTGCAGTGTTTGTTTGTTCTTGCAAATTCCAATTCAACACACTCAATAGATTATCAATCTTTTGATCAACAATAGTATCTTCCATCGCAAGGTCATCAAAAGGAAGTTCTTTGAACCATTGTGGTATTGTTGTTTCATCAGTTGGATATCCAACACTTGTATATCCTAATGGATTGTTTTTCAATTTACACACAATAGTTTTCATACCATCCACTATTGCTAGACTGTGTTTATCTCCATGCATATTACGTAAGTTATTCCAATTCATTGCGGCTCTAACATGACCTGGCATATTGGCTTTGCCCTCACGTTCTTCTTTTTTAGTATACATGGTCAAGTTGTTCACACGTTTTGGTGTGCCTTTTTCCCATCCTGGTCGTTCATGGAAATTGATCTTAAATTCTTTAATTTTGCTTATGACTTCTTCTTTCGTACTTCCAGTCAGTACATCATGCAATAAGTCACTCATAAAATCCTGCATAATTTTAGGAGTATCACTACGTTTCAAATCTAAACCCATTGCCTTTACTTTGCCGGGTTTGCCTTCAGTATCTGTTCTAAAACCTTCCAAGTCATATATCATAACTGCATAACGTTTTTTAGTAATGTAAAGACCTTTTGTGGCAACAATTTCTCTACCACCTTTGATTACTTTACCATAATCAATTGGACAGTGAAATGCTTTTTCCATAAATGCAGGAAAACTTGTATTCACTTCGTCAGCAATAGTATCATACAAATTAATAACTATTTCTTTGTTCCAATCTACACGATTATTTTCAACTTCTTCTTGCATCATAGGCCACATGCTAAAGTATACACTATCTGTATCTCCATACACTATGGCTTTACCAACATGATCATATTTTCCATCAGTCAGTTCATTTACTTTTGCCGCCATGTGTTTACTGATACATCTTCCTGTTAGTGTTGTACTTTGCCCAATACGGTGATCAAAAAATCTACAACCTGGATTAAGTATGGCACCATACAAACTATTTAGGTTAATTTTCTTAACAAGTTGTCTTTTGTCCCAGAATGCTTTTTCCTCACCAATTGCATCACGCATCTTTGCTTGTATTTGTTGTCGTTCTGCATACCAACGTTCAAGCAATCCAGGAATAATACCCTGCTTTTCATATGTAAAGATTGTGCCATTTGCACTCAAACACCAAGGTTGATTACTGTCAAATATCAGTCTCCACACATCATATGCACTCAGTGTATCTTCATCTCCATTTTCCCAGTCAATAGTAATTTCAACACTACGGTCCATTTCCATCACTGCTTGGTACTCTTTACTACCAAACTGCCCTTCCCATGCTTCAGCAAAACTTTTCTTTTGTGTTATTGCATTTTTAATCATGTTATTGGTCATAGTTTGACGCAGTTGTCCAACTACAGTTTCTGGTCCCATGTTTAATGCACGGATTACACTAGGATATAGACTGTTGATATCGATAGCACCAATCCAATCATGCATTCCTTTTTTAGGATATGCCACATAAGCACCAGCGGCTTGTGTACTTTCTCCTTCTTGCCTTTGCCTTCTACTTGGGACAATCAGGCCTTTTTCATGTGCGTCATTGATAATTGCTTGTTCTGTAACTGCGACAGCACCCATTGTTGTTTGCAGTAACACAGTATTGTCATGTGCAAGTTCACTGCTTAATTCAATAAAACGTAATTTTTTATCTAATTTATCTAATAGTGCAACGTCTTGCCTGTTGTAGTCAATAAATGTTTCGAAGTCTTGATTGTACAGTTGGTCCAAACTGCCTTCATACTGTGTCTTGCGTTCTTGCAGTTCGTATTCACCAATTGCATCTAAACTGTAACTGTGTCTTTCTTCATAAGTGTATTTTCTATACAGTTGCATGTAATCCAAATGTACTCTGCCCACAACATCAAATGTAATATTTTCTGCACCATATCTTTCGAAAGTTCTCTTCTTTGGCAGTTGTCCCCAAAGACAAAACTTTCTGGTATCATCTTTTGACAACACTCTTGTGATTCTATTCACCATGTAAGGAATATCATAACCCTCACTGTTCCAACCACTAAGTATATCTGCATCTTCAATTAGTGTGAGGAATGTTTCTAACATTTCTGCTTCACTTGTAAACAGGAACGTATTATCAAAACGTTGTACACTTTGCTTTGCAGTTTCTATGCTAATGCTTTTAGGAGGAATCGCAAGTGTTATCAATTGATCAGTCCAATTCAAATAACATGTTATTGCAGTAACGGCATTAAAAGGATCATCTGGACTACTGTATCCTTTGGATTGATCAAAGTCTACTTCAATATCAAAAAAGCATGTTTGTAGTTTTGGTGCATCAATACCCAAATAATTATCAGCAAGACATCTAAACACAGGATTTAGATCATGTTCCCATAGATCTTTCTTGCCTTGTATTTTCATTTCTTTTTGAAACTCTTTGTTGTTTCTTGTGGTAAATTTGCTTACACTGTTACCATAAATTGTTTTGTATTTTCCACGTGGATCATTGTAATAGAATACATAGTTAGCAGGGTATTCACGGTATTCTCTTATACCATTGATACGTTCTACAACTTTGATTTTATCATGCTCTCTGTCAAGAAATGCATCTACATAACTCATCTATATACCTCTATCATAAAAATAACTGCACCAATGCATACAAATTCATTGCAGTAAACCAACTACAAAGGACAATAACAAATGCGGCTTTTCTAATCACCGCACTTATTATTCCTAATACACTTCCTATTAGATACATAGGAATGAATATTTTTGTAGCAGGATCTAATATTGTAAAACTCAGTATTGCACTGGCTGTAATCAAAAATAGTGCTTCAGTCATTTCACAATAAAATGCAACAGGACTTAAACTGTAACTCTTATTAAAAAAAGCCTTGATTTGTGCATACACTACTGTAATTTTCCAATAGTTGCAAGAATGTTTTCTAGTTCTGACAAATCTTGACTGTGTTTATGGAAGTCTGCTTTATAGGCAGTTCTGATTGCTTTACTTAATACAGCAGGTTTAATTTGCATTTCTTCTGCAACTGCTTTTACTGTATCTTTTAATCCACCCTGCAAATCTTCAACTTCTTGCATCACTGTTAAACCTTCATTTACAACTCGTGTAAGTTTTGCTTTTTCTTCACTGTTAAAAACTCTATCAGCATCGCTCATGTGTTATACTCCTTGTTAACGTTCTTATTATACAATACAATTTACTAAAGGTCAAGTGTTTTTATGTATGTAATTTCAACCATTGTTTTTTACTGATTACATTTGTTCTATGATTTAAAACACTCTGTGTATCTTTTTTAGTTGGACACATTGAGCATATTTTATGTGGTCTTCCAAAGTTTTGAATAAATTGTCTGATTTCTCTGTCACTACTGTTAGGCGTAATGCCTATATAATCAGTATAAGGTTTCCAGTCATTTGTGATGGGTTGTTTCCAATCATTCAACACACGATTCAAGAGTGCTATGCTACTGCATTTATATATAGATCCTTCATACAATAATGTACAGGTTTGTTGTATACACATATCAAATGCATCTTTTGGATTGTTGTTATGTGGTTTCATACTTCCAAATGTTCCCTGATAAGTTTTAAAAAACTGTGTAGGACTATTAATTTGGAAACGAGTTTGATTTGGACCAATCCAACGATTAATTCCATATTCAGTTATTGGTTTCCATCCATACTTTTTAAATACAAAATTTATTGCATCTTTGGCATATGGTTTATCTTCATGTAGTGTAAATTTAAAAACTGTATTTCCAACATCAACACACCAATCAAGTACTTGAGAATTTTTATGAAAGTTTACGCCGTTAGTTGTAAATCTTATTTGACTGTTTGGTAGTAAACTACGTACACCATAAATCCATTGTTCACATTCGGGATTAAGTGTAGGTTCACCACCCATAATTCCAAAGTCTGCGATTTCAACCCGTTCAATCCATGCGTCAAGCCATTCTTTGCCTTGTTTCCAACTAACACTGCCTTTCATGTTGTAATCACTATAGTTGGTGCATCCTGCACAACTTAGGTTACAAGCATATGTTATCATTGTTTCAACAAAAGGGAGAGTGTGACGCATCTAATTATTTATGTGTCAAACAAAATGTAAAAGCCTATAATTTTGAATCCAATTGTTTAAATGTTTTACCAAATCATATGTTTTGTTTTTTGGTAGTATGTCATGTTGATTGTATTCAAAAGTTGGCAATGGTATTCCATAATTCTGTATGTACTGTTTTTGTGGATAGGCAAAAAAATTAC